ATTTTAAACTTATCTACGATGCTTGTAATGGTGTCAATAAGACTACTGAATACATCTATAATTGTTTGAAGTGATTCTTTAAATACTCTCTTACCAAAATCTAATAATGCAAATACTATCTCTCTAAACTTAGGATTCTCTAATGCTTTGAAGAACGCAAGTAATGGTACAAATATACCAGCTGCACCTAAGAACACTGCCTTTAATCCACCAAATATATTTTTAAGTGGTTCAAATGCCTTGCCTGCAACGTCACCTATCTTACTACCAATGCCTTTACTGTCATCGGATTCTGCTAATGCATCTTCTCTTTCTGCCTCTGCCTTTGCAGCTCTATTATCTTTGATTGTTTGTACTAGACCTTTCTTCGCAACATCATTTCTAAACTCTGCTAGTTTGTTTGCTTTCTCTGATACACCTAATAAATTGTCAAGTTTGTCTACCATCATAGTAAATGTAGCACTAACAGGTCCAGTCTCATTCTCATATGCGAGTTGCTGTTGTTCTCTTAATGCGTTCATAGTATCAAGCTGTGCTTCTTTTCTAGCTTGATCTTTGGCAGCCAATTGCTCTTGCTCACTCATACCCTCTTTCATAAACTGAGTTGTATAGTATGCTTGACGCTCTGCTTGATTAGCAAGAGCCTCTTTTACAGCCTCAGTATTCATCGCACGATCTCTAGCTTCTTGTATTCTGATCGATTCGTTTTGATCTTTGAAGTCTTTAGCGAACTGCTTGAATTTCTTATTGAGGTTATCAACCCCTATAAGCATATCTCCAGGTAATTTTGTGATATCAATTGCCATTTATTATAGTAAATCCTTCTTTTTAGATTTCTTGTTTTTGATTGCATCAGCACCAAAGAACGCTGCAACTAAGCCTGCAACAGCAACAAAGTATGTTGGTGCTATGTCAGCGATATTTTTTGATGCATTTTCAGCACCAAATACAGACGTTACAAGAATTAAGAATGGGTATAATAACAATCCTGCTAATGCATACCATGTCATCTTTCTCATAGCATCTCTTTGAGCATCTTGGTCGTCTAATTCTTTTCTTTTAAATTCCAGATACATTTCATGTTCTCTATCTGAAACCACACCATCACCATTTGAATCTGCTGGGTGATAGTCTTTTTTAATTTCTTCAGCCATTTCTTTTTTTGCTCCTTGCTTCTAATCTTTTGTTTTCCTCCTCAACATGTTGGTTGAGAAGTGTTACATATATCTCCCTCTCCCACGGCAACATATTCATAATATCTTCGAGCGTCCATTTGTGAACATGCATCAATGCAAAGTTCAATCTGTAGTAGCTCTCAAAATCAATATGAGAGAGGCATACTAAAAAAAACTCTGGAGGCCTTCAATTACTACAGTACCCTTTTTCTTAGTCTTAGGGTTTGTTACTTTAACCTCATGCTTTAATTTAGGCATAGTCTTAAAGAAGTGTTGTAGTTTTAAAAATTGTTCCTGAGTTAAGTTTTCAATAAAGTCTTTTCTATCTTTATCCGATGTACTTGCTTTATCAAATACTTCATCACCATTATATATTTGTAGAATACACTTACTAATCACATCTAACATTTCATCTGTAGACGGATTCGATAGATTAGCATCCATGAACATATCCATTGTAGGGTATGTCATAACTAATCCTGCATCTTTTGTTAGTTCAATTTTGTTTGTGTGGTCCACATCCACGTGTACATTGACTTTCGATAAGTCAACTTCTACTGGCACCATAGTCTCGTTGTCATCTGGTGCTCTTACTTTTAGTTTGACAGTTTCACCTACTGACTTAGAACGTATATTTAAGAAGATATACTCTAAATCAAAACTTGGTAATTCATCTACATTTACCTTACCAAAGGTACAATTGTCAATAATAGTTTTGATCGCTTCGATCTGATCTTTTGTTTTTCCACTTTCTTGTGCTTGAAGTAATACCTTTTCTTCTTTCACAAGAAACGGTCTGTATTTTATAATCTCATCTGTCGATGGGACTTCCAATTCAAACGTTTGTTGGTTAATGTTGGGTAAAGCCATAATTATTCATCCTTATTTTAAAACGTAAATGGTGGGAATACTTTGCCACCAAATACTTTACCAATTGGTATAGAACGTTTAAGGTGATTAAACGCATCTCTACCTGCTCTTTTAAGTTCAGGTGGTAGTTTTTGAAAGAACGCAGGACCTTGAAATCCTGGTTTGACTTCGCCAGATGAAAGACCACCTACTTTACCTGTGCTGTCAATATCTAAGTTAAAGTTCAACCAATATCTATACGTGAAAGTTACGTTGATTTTAACATAGTCGTTCTTTGTACCATAGTTATAATCTACTGTACCAATCGCTGTTGGATAACACTCAAACATTCTTACACCATATGTTGCACTGTCTCTATCGTTTAGTGTATCGAAAGAACCTAGTTGAAATATATCAACTGGTGCAACAAAATCATCATAGTAACCAGTGTTATTAGTCACTGGATCAATGACTAGATTTTGCCATGTCTCAAAGAATTGTCTTAGTCTTAAAAACTTATCACCAATAAATGTCATGTTGACATCAGCATATTGTGCTATTGATGGGAAGTTATATGTTGGACCATAGTGTCTGTATGGATTTGTATTGATTGTTCTATCTGGTAGTGTCACAGCTTCACACATAAGACCAATCTCTCTACCGATCTCCATGTGTTGTTGTGCCATTGCATCAGCTAGACCTTGTTTTCTAGCAAGCTCTGGATTACTACCTGTTTTCTGTTCACCAAATACGTCAAGCATATTAGTACCACCTCGTGGCATGCCAATACGTACTAGGAATCTACTTTGTCTAGCAACACCCTCACCTTTGGATATTGCTGATCTAAATCTGTTAATTGTTGTTTCTGGATTAGCACGTGACTTAATCCTTGGATCACCAGGTATATTATCATACTCTTTACCTCTTGGTAACCCTATACGAAAATCATAACCACCTATCTTTTTGCCTGCTCTAAATATTGCCATTATATCATTCTCCTACTATCTGAATGAACCTTAGCCATAGATGCTTTCTGGAACTGTTGCACTGGTAATAAACATGCAGGTAAAAAGTCTTCTTCTTCTATACGTAAGAAACCAGATCGTACATGGTTTGTAAGGTAGTGTTTAATCGTTGGTTTAATCAAATTAATTCTCTTTAAACTATTATAGTCAGCTGCTGATAAGTTCTTATTGTCAAGTGCCTCTAGTAATCTAACTCTCAATGCAATCGGTAGATAGTGAAAGTTGATTCCTAAGAATCCACCTGGTGCTGAACCTATTGGCAACACTAATGGGAACCTGTCATAATACGGCAGAAAGTTTTTCAACTTAGGGTCATAAAAGAAGAAGTTTAATTTACCTACACTAGGTTGTCTTCTTAGTGGACCTTGATTGATCAGTCTACGTGATGATACTTTCGCACCAAGTTCTTTGATCTTGTTACGATACCATGTGACTGACTTTTGTTTGTCACCTGCTGCTTTTCTTATATCATCGAGGATTTTACCCATACTACTATTTATATGAGCCTAAGACATCTTCAGTAAGTATTGTAAATTCCATGCCACGTTTACCAGACCACTGTTTTGCGGCCTCCCACTTTGCAGTATTTTTAAGATATTCTCTCACTTCATTTTGCCACTTCATAGTCTTACGTTTGGGTTTTTTAGTTGGCGCAACCGTATATTTTTTTGGTTTGACTTCCACAATGAGTTTACGCAGTTTACCTTCTTTGTCTTTGTACTTGATGTAAAAGTCAGGAAAATAACGATGTATCTTACTATCTAACGGCGACTTGTATGGTATAATCAACTCCTCACTACCCCATTCTAAAATGGCAGGATTCGTGTCACAATACACCATAAACCTACGTTCCCACAAACTTCTATAAATAACATTCGCCGGATTGCCCTTGTACTTGTTTTTATTCTTAGGTCGGTACCTACCCTTATATGATTTGCGATAGCTCATATAAATACTTATATGTCATTAATATCTGGTTTAATAAACAAACTCGCATCTAATATTATGGGTAGTGGTAATGTTGGTAAAGCCAACAACGCTGCACTCGGTGCTAAGTTGCGTCAACGATCAAACTTCCAAATTGATACCTCTCAGTTTGCACATACAAACGTAAACAAGTTTTCATTTGGTAGTTTAGTATATCCTGAAACACTAGAAACAGATCCAGGACTAGGACACTATATGCTGTTCTATATCTATCGTACAAAGAACTCTAAGTACAATCCTGCAGGCACAGAGGTTAGACAAAGCAAAACTACTAAACCAGGAACAAGTGGCAGTTACACAGCAGCCACAGGTGGTGTTGTTGGTATTGAATCAAGCACAAGAAATGATTTTCAAGCAAACACTGTAACAAGAGAGAAAAGAGATAGCATAAGATCGAAGTTAGGCTTCGTAAAAACATCCGATGCTATTGCTTTGTACATGCCACCTAATTTAGAATTTAGTTACAAGGCAGACTACAGAGCATCTGAGACTGGTGCAGCTGGACAGTTTGCGAAACAGTTTGTAGAGGGCAGTGTAAAAGATACGCTAACAAATCTTGGTGAAGGTGGTGGTGTCAAGTTCTTAACAGAGCAGATAAAAGAGAAACTATTAAAAGATGTACCAGCACAGATTGGTGAGTTTCTTGGTGGTGGTGATATTACTGGTGTGGTAAGACTATCATCACAGAAAGCATTGAACCCACACTTAGAAGCGATCTTTGAAAAGATCAACATGAGAGAATTTAATTACACGTTTAGATTTACGCCAAAGAATGAACGTGAAGTGGATACAGTAGACAAGATTATCAAGTTGTTTAAATTTCACATGATGCCAGAGAAACCAATTGACGCAGCTATTGGTAGATATCTGACTATGCCATCAGAGTTTGAGATCCACTATATGTACAAGGGCGTAGAGAATACCTATTTACCATTCGTATCTAATTCTGTATTGACAGGTGTTGATGTAGCATATGGTCCAGGTGGACAGTATC